TTCTGGTGTACCTTGGACCGTAGGTCGTCTTCGGTCCTTAAAACTCGAACTCGTGCGGGAGCACGCTGGTCTCCCCCCCATTTATTGGGTGCGTAGAAACCAGAAAGGGCTTTGGTACGGCCCTCTAGGTTATATACAAAAACTCTCTCGTTCTTCTAAGAGAGGATTTGCAACGGCATTAAATTGCCTTATGGCCTATTCTCCCTTTCGACCTGGTAAGCCTACTCAGAGTCATATGGAATCTTTAGAACGGAATTTAGGAGCTCCTTTTCAGGCTTGTTCTTTCCCTGATATGGATGTTCCTTTTTCGGTTCCCGATTTAGATCTTTCGCTGATTAGACCTCTCCTGTTGCAAACAGGAAGTCCTTCTGTGAAAAGTCCAATCGGTTGTCCACCTCGTGACTCTGTTCCCCAGAATTTGTCTTTTTCTGGAGAATTGGCTTTCTTCCAAGGCATGACGAACACTGCCTTTCTCTTGCGTTACAAAGACTTCTATGGACCACAGATTGCTGGTTTACCGAGGAACTTTCGTTCACAGGCACCTGCGACCCCTCTTTACGGGGGTAAACTGGTTCCTCTCGATAAAGATGGAGGCTGGAAAATCCGTTGGATAGCCAGTCCCTATCGCGTTCACCAGGAGGCTTTATTACCTCTCGGTTCAACGCTATTCAATCTGCTCCGAGCCATTCCGTGGGATTGCACTTTCGATCAGCAGAAAGCCATCCCCGTCTTGCAGAAACTTCTGCAATCCGGGAAGATGATCCATTCTGTGGATCTGGAGTCTGCTACCGACCATTTTCCATTAGACCTTCAACTTCAGGTCTTGGGTCGGTTGAATGCATCCTCGAATTGGCGTAAGAGTTTGTCTCTCTTCCGTGACCTTTCACGCAGTGCGTGGTATTATAAAGGTCACAATTACTACTGGAAGAAAGGACAGCCCATGGGTCTCTATCCCTCTTTTCCTGCATTCGCCCTTACGCATGGGATCCTTTTGAGGACCTTAGCAGGGGGCAGATCTCCTTTTTTCGTTCTGGGAGATGATGTGGTAATTTGGGATGACACCCTTTATAACCGCTACAGGGAATTTCTGAGTAGGTACTCAATCCCTGTTTCCGAGAAGAAATGTTTAAACAGTTCACTCTGCTGTGAATTCGCAGGTGCTGTTATCACTCCTTCTGCGGTCTATCGCGGTTATAAATGGAAGTCCTACGATGATGAGAATTTTCTTGATCTCATGAGGAACTTTGGAAAAAGGTTCCTCCCGGCTTTAAGTTACCGGCAACGTCGTGTGTATAGCTTAGTGAAAAGCTGGCAACCCCCTCTGGGTTGT